GCCAGCTAAAACGGAGTTTAGTGAAATCGTCTCTAGGATGGGTGGCCAGACTCCGAAAACGCTCGATAAATGGGATAAGTATACAGTTCGTGTCACGGGTAATGGCGAGCGGACCGCTTGCAATAGGCATCCACTGAATCCAATATTAAATCTGGTTCGTGCGTGGGGGCTGCATGGCGTCAAATCGAGAGATAAAAAGTTTCCTGACTTCGTTTGGCAATTGCCGGATCGTCAAATTGCACTTCTCTTAAATCGGCTTTTTTCTTGTGATGGATGGGCCTACAGTGGGACGACAGGAAAAGGCAAGAAATCGCGTGCTCTTCGGCAGATTGGTATAACCTCATCGTCGAGGCAGTTAATCAGAGACGTTGAGATGGCCATGTTGCGTGTGGGCGTGTCTGGCAATGTGCGGTCGAGAGATGTTAAGCTAAAAGGTGAAATTTACGAAGCGCATGAATGGGTTGCCCGAACCGGCCCTCAGATAAACGCATTTGCGGAGAAAGTTGGCATCTTTGGAAAAGAGGATGCTGTTCAGCGGTGCGTTGATTCAATAAACCGTGCCGATAGTCACTACACCCAAAAATGGGCTTATACTGAGTGTCCTATTGGTTATCACTGGGAGAAGGTCAAGTCGGTTGAATACTTGGGCGATCTTCCAACGGTGACGATTGAAGTAGAAGATACTCACACTTTCTTAACAACATTCGTTGAACATAACACCTTCATCGTCGCCCGGATCGTTTTGTGGTGGCTTTATTCGTTTCCACATTCCATAGTAATTACTACTGCACCTACCTGGAGGCAGGTCCAGGATTTGGTCTGGAAAGAGATTCGGTCGTGCTTCAGTAGAGCCAAAATTCCGTTGGGAGGCTACCTGGCACCGTCGGCTACTCAGCTATCGCCGGACGGCAGCAAGGAATGGGTGGCTATCGGCCTCTCGACCAACGACTCCAACCGCTTCCAGGGCTACCACTCCGAGCATCTGCTTGTTATAGTGGACGAGGCGAGCGGTGTTGATGAGGAGATCCACGAAGCCATCCAGGGCGTTTTAACGAGCGCCCACTGCCGACTAGTCCATATAGGCAACCCGACAGACATCGGTGGCCAGTTCTATCGCGCCTTCAGAAACCCGGAAGGCTGGCACACCGGCAAGACGGCTGCCTGGGATACGCCCAACTTCACGGATCTGGGCATAACTCGAGACGACATCGTCCACAACACCTGGCGAGCCAAGTGTCCAACGAACCCGGATGGCTCTTTCAACTGGCCTTATCCCTGGTTGATAACTCCATCATGGGCATACGAAGCCCTCTTGGAGTGGGGCGAACATCACCCAGCCTGGTCGGCCCGTGTTGAAGGCGACTTCCCGGAACAGGGCGAGTACAACGTCGTGCCCTTATCGTGGATCGAGAAAGGGCAAGGCCGGTGGCCGGATACGACAGTTGAAGGCCAGCCCATCTTAGGTGTTGATGTTGCCCGAGGCGGCATGGACAAATCGGTAATAGCCGCCCGCGTTGATAACAAGATCACTTTCATTCAATCCTTCTCCGGCTTGGACACCCAACAGCTCGCCGGCGAGGTCATAAGGATTTACAGGGAGCTAGATGCTAAAGTAGCCAACGTCGAATCAAACGGCATGGGGGTCGGGGTAGTCGATGAACTCAAAAAGCATCGATCTGCAGGAATTGTGGTCAATGAGGTCAACGTCAGCACCAAGTCCGATCTGCTGGACAAGAAAGGCAACCGGCACTATGCCAACTTACGGGCGGAACTCTGGTGGTCAGTCAGGAACGCCCTGGACCCCAAAGGCGAAATGCTCCTCGCCCTGCCGCCCAAAGCACCCGGCCTGGCTGCAGACCTGGCGGCTCCTAAGTACGACTTACGAAATGGCTACATCGCAATCGAGTTGAAGGAGAACACGAAAGAACGCCTCGGCAGATCACCGGATGAGGGCGACGCGGTTATCATGACGTTCGCCCCTCTCCAACGTCGCCAAGGCAAGCCTCTTGTTATACCTCAGCCGAGGGCAGACCAACTGGTTCGGCCCGCCTGGAAGATAGCTGGATACCATAGATAAATTTTCAAAGGAAGACCTTTTCATGCTCAAATCTCTTCGCACCCGGATAGCTAAAGCAATCTCGCCCTCTCCTGTCACAGCGAAGCCCTACTATCCCGCGCTCCAGGCTCCGAGGCGCTACCCGGAATACAAAGGTTCTCGGTCGTCGCTCCTGGGCGACCAGAAGGTTATGGGCAGGTCGGGCCTGAAATACTTCTATCCCGGTTGGATCCGTGACGAACTTCTGACGGACCTCCAGGGAACTAAGAAGTATCAGGTATTCAAGGAGATGGGAGATATGAACGGCTACTGCGCCGCTGCTCTCAACGCCTTCGCCATGTTTCTTCGCAGAGCCAAGTGGAGGGTAGATCCGGTCGTAGACGAAAACAAGGACAACGGCTCGGCCCAGTTCCTCGAAGAGTGCATGAGAGACATGGAGCACTCCTGGCAGACGTTCATAGCCATAGTTTCCCGGAATGTTCCTCAGATGGGCTTTGCCCCCTTCGAGATCATCTATAAGATCCGCGGTGGTGACAACGAAAACGAGAAGATAGCTTCCAGGTTCGACGATGGCCGCATAGGCTGGCAGAACTTTGCTATCCGAGCACCCGAAACCATCTTCCATTGGGTCTGGTATCCAGACGACCCCAGCAGGCTCCGAGGATTAGTCCAGCTCACCCCACCAGATTACCCTGGCGACCTGTTCATACCAATCGAAAAGATTTTGCTACTGAGGGCCGAGCCGGGAGACGAGAACCCCGAAGGCCGGTCGGTGCTCAGGTCTTCATACAAGCCTTTTGTTACCAGCAAGTATTCTGAAGATATCCGCAACGTCATCATGGAACGCGGCGGCTCCGGCATACCATGCGCTGATGTTCCTGCTGCCATATCCAATCCCTATTCAGTCGATCCGGCCACCGGCGAAGTCAAGCTCGACGGCGACGGCAACCCGATAGTTGACTATGTAGCTCTTGCTACTCTCACAAGCATCCAGAACACCCTGGAGAACATGCGCCAGGGCGACCAGCCGTGGATCATTCGACCGGTTGAGTATCAGGTCGACGGCCAGGGCAACCCCACCGGCAACAAGCTATTCGACATAACCTTCCTGACCAACAACGGCGGCTCGATGTTGGGGGAGATCAACAATATCGTGAAAGATGAGGGCATGAAGATCCTCATGTCCACGATGTCCGAGTTCTTAGCTCTCGGCACCAATGCCACAGGCGGCGGCTCTTTTGCCCTCTCCCGAGACAAGACCGACAACTTTACCCTGGCCATCACGTCGTACCTCGATGCCTTTGAGGAGTCGATCAATAACCAGGCCGTGCGCCGGCTGTTCAAGCTCAACCCGGAATTCGATAACCTCGAAGTCCTGCCTCGCATAGTCCACGACCCCATCATCCCGGTGAACATCTCCGAGGTTAGTGCGGTTCTGGCTGGCTTCAAGGGCATAGGCTGGGACCTGACCAAAGAAGCCAATGCCGAGGAAATCAAGAACGCCATCCTGGACGCAGTAGGCCTGCCTAAAGCGGCTCAGAAGGACGAGGCGGATAACAAGGGCGAGGGCGGCGGCGAAAAGAAGGTGGAACTGCCAGAAGAAGAGCTTAAAATTCCCCCTGTGAAAGAGACCGAGGCCGTTAAGCCGGAGCCTATCACCGAGCCAGGCGGCAAGGCGGAGAAGTCTGCCGTCCCTTTCGCTAAGTGGGATGAGTCGGACCACCCTAGAGCCGAGTCCGGTTCCAAAGGTGGTCAGTTCGTTGCCAGGGGCGAGTCGAGCGCAGGAAGCGGCGGCTCCAACCCAAAGAGTGACAGCAAATCCAAGAAGCCAGGCGGAAAGGACCTGGCCGACAGAATGGTCGCATCTGGGAAGACCGACAACCTATCACTGGCAAAGGATTTAGGTTTCACTGGCGTGCCCACCGTCCTGAGTAACCAAGACTTTGAGAAGGAAGTCTCTAACGGCGATTATGTCGTAGGCTACCGAGGCCTCGCGTCCGACGATCATGCCGCCGCGTTTGAAAGCGGCGACTATTTCGAGGGCACAGACGGCGTTTTCGGAAAAGGCATTTACGTAGCCATAGGCGAAGACGAAGATGCTCGGAGTGTTGCTGAATATTTCGCAAAAAAGAACGGCGCTATCGTCAAGGTCGCTTTGCCGAAGGACGCCAAGATAATTGATGGCCATGATCTGCTGGACGAACGCGGTGCCCTTGTCGCCTCTCTGAAAAGGGAGTCCAATGACCTATACAAAAAGCTTCAGTCCGAATCCGGTATAAAGGATTACCATCAACTCGCCAAACGGTATCCAGACGAGTTCCGACAGATGGATGTCCGAGACGACATTGTTCAGCAGTTGTCAAAAGATGATGGCTATGCCGCGAAGATGCTCGGCTACGACGCGGTGGTGTTTGACACAGGCTCCGCCGATAAGCAGATGACGGTCCTCAACCGAAGCATCCTGAAGACGACCCGATTGGCGAGAGGATTTGTAAAGTCCGCCCCCTGGCGCTCCGTAGCCACCATCGACGATAAAACCTGTGACAAATGTAAAGAGAACAACGGCAAAGTGTTCAATTTTGAGCCAGAATATAAGTCAATCTGGCATCCTAATTGCCGATGTGTTAAGGAGAAAGTATAATGTGGACCAAAGAACGAGGATTTTGGGAGAACAAGCCTGACGACTGGCAGCCGGTTAAGACCGCCCAGGCGATAGAGGCTGAAGCTGCTCCCACTAAGAAACGTGCGCCGAAAAAGAAGAAGGCGACTGTGAAATGAATCTAAGTGAGAATTGCATCATGGTAGATGAGCCTAGAGATCACAGCCGAATCGATTTGGTGCTCACGGAAACCGGCGTGTTGCAGTGCAGGCGACAATATTGGAAGTCTGACCGCCGCATTCCGGTTGATGTCTATGTTGATCCGGTCGGCCATTGGTGGCTGGATGCGTAGGTGATGAAATGGATTTACAAAGCGTGCACGTCCCTCGGCTAGGTGACGGCGGCGAAGAGATGCGGTCTGCTCCCTCCTCCCTCCAAGAAATGATCGACGACGAGATCAAAGGCTCCAACGAATACTCCGAGGTAGCCGGGAGAGCGACCGATCCTGATATCAAATCCCAGTTCCTTTCCATGTCCCAGGATGAGCTTCGACATGCCGAGATGTTGACGGCCATGATGATGAAGCAGCCGATGCCACCAGTCGCGCCTATCGAAGCTGGTATAGGCAAGTCCCTGACAATCGATATCGCCAAAGTCCAGGGCAACGTGATCTATGGTGTGGTCCTCCACGCCAACAAACCGGACCTCCAGGGGGATATTATGCACCCCGACGATATCCGCAAAGCCATGCACGAATTCATGGAAGAGTTCAGGACCATCAACAAGGACCACGCAGACGACATCAACGCCTGCCCGGTCGAGTGCTGGCAGGCCAAAGATCCGGGGATGCTTGGAAACAGTAAATTCGATATCGGCGACTGGCTTATGGGAACGAAGATCAACGACCCTGCGATGTTGTCGGCGGTGTTGGAAGGCAAATACAAGTCTTACAGCATAGAGGGCGTTGGCACCAGGGAGCCGATTCCAGATGTCAGCCCAGCTAACAATTGATCTCTATTTCGCGTGCCTAGAGAACCCGAACGCCATCGATTACTATCACGAAGTTATGGAAGGGATGTCTTGCCTGGTCTGGGATGCGATGAACGCCAAGCGGA